ATGCGACATCTTATCTTGAGAAACCAATTAAATTAGGAACTCCAACTGATACACAAAAACATCTAGAACCAGATAGAATCTTTAGATTTAAAGACTCGATAACAGAAGAAAACAATAAGTTATTAAGAGATTATCTTGCAAATCCTTATGCATATTCTTCACCATATTCAAACGTTAAGAGATTTATTGCACCACCATCAACTTCAGGCTCTGATGTGATCTTTAATGATGTTGTGGGAGAGAGTTTGATTGTGATTAATGATGGTGCGGATATATCTGCTTGGCTGAGAAAACAATTAGTTCTCGCAGCAAACGGTTATTGGAGAGAAACTGGTGTTGAAATTTCTGGTAGAATCGAACCGTCGAATCCAAATATCACTGATCTCTGGAGAAATCTCGGATTCTCTAGAGAATTTTGGAATTTGAGCGATCAATCGAGATGGGCAATCGCATTCGTCAACTTCGGATTGAAACAGAATGGCTATCGATATGTTCAGACTCCAAATCCAAGAGATCTTGAAATTCGAATCGATGATTATCGTTTCACTCGTGTTAAGCCATCAGATGCTCAGCCTGGAGATGTTGTTTTGTGGAATAATGACCATACCAACTTCGTTTATGAAAACATAAATGGATCTCTAACCTTTATCGGAGGATCTCAACCACCGTATAACGGTAATATCGGTGATGGTCGCATTGGTGACGTCTCTCTTGTCAGCAGCGGAGGTGCGCAAATTGTTGCAATTCTTCGTCCGTCTAAGACATAAATAATCATTTAGAGGACTCATAAATGGCAAGAGCTGTTCGCGTTTATTCTGATCTGGATCTAAAGTTCACAAAACATCCTGTGACTGGAGATGTTGCACTCAAATTAAACGAAAACGCCATTATTGCATCGGTTAAAAACATTGTATTGACGAATAAAGGAGAACGTCGGTTTACTCCTTTATTTGGTTCCGATGTGTTTTCGCAGTTATTCGAACCTCTCGATGACATGACTGCTATGAACATTAGAGAAGAAATCCTCACAAGTATTACAAATTTTGAGCCAAGAGTAAAAGTAGATTATGTAAGTGTATCGCCTAATTTTGATGCAGATGGATTCGATGTTACGATTCGATTCTACTTACTAAACTCTATAAGACCAGTCACAACGGCTATATTTTTGCAAAGGTTAAGATAACATGGCAAATGTCGAAAGTAAACTCGTTATTTCAGAACCAGATTTCTTTACAATAAAGGCGAGTCTCAAGAACTTTTTGAAGTCTCAGAGTACGTTTGCAGATTACGACTTTGAGGGATCAACTTTATCTCAATTGATCGATCTATTGTCATATAATACTCATTACCTATCATTCTATATGAATATGATTGCAAATGAGTCGTTTTTAGATACCGCCGCACTGAGAGACTCTGTTGTTTCTCATGCGAAGATGTTAGGATACACTCCTTCTTCCATTCGCAGTGCTCAAGCAAAAATCGATTTAAGTTTCACATTGGCAAATAATCCTGGAGTTGGATCCATCACTTCGCTAACTCTTCCGAAGTTCACACGATTTGCATCATCAGCAATTGATGGCGTCAATTATATCTTCACAAATTTAGATGAAGTCACTGTAACTAAATCAAATAATGCATTTACCTTTGCAGATCTAGAGATTTATGAAGGCAATCCTGTTTCTCAGGTTTTCGTATACAATGAGCTGATCAATCCTCTTCAAGAATTTAAACTTCTAGATCAAAACATTGACACGTCAACTCTTGAAGTGATTGTGCAAAATTCAAGTTTAGATTTAACACAAGAAACATATACTCTTGCAACAGATTCAACAATCTTATCTCAAACAAGTAAAGTTTATTTCCTAGACGAAATCACTAATGGAAATTATAAGATTTATTTTGGAGATGATATTCTTGGAAAGAAACTTTCTGATGGAAATATCGTTATTGTTTCTTATGTCGTAAGTAAAGGCGCAGAAGCAAATAAAGCAAAAGGATTTAGATTGATGGATTCTGTTGGTGGCTTAACTGAAGGCACCATCGTCGTTGATCAAATTGCTTTGGGCGGTGCCGCTGCAGAGTCAATCGAGAAGATTAAAAATATCGCACCAAAATCATATGCCTCAAATGGCAGAGCGATAACTAAAAACGATTATATTGCATTGATTCAACAAAGATACCCTGCATTCGAATCAGTAAACGTTTGGGGTGGTGAAGAAAATATTCCTCCAGTTTATGGTAAAGTGTTTGTTTCAGCTAAACCTGCAGCTGGATACGAAATTTCTAGAACAGAAAAAGACTATATCATTAATACAGTTATTGATCCAATTAGTATTTTGACAGTGACGCCTGAGTTCGTTGATCCAGATTACAACTTCTTAAATTTAAATGTTAAAGTTACATATGATCCGACTGCAACGACTTTAACTCCAGGCGAACTCTCAACTCTTGTTCGTGATAAAATTAATGGATATGCGAATACCTACTTGGATCAATTCAATTCATACTTTAAGATCTCAAGATTAATGCATGAAATTGACATGGCACATCCATCAATTGTAAGTAATGATGTTGACGTTAAGATCGAAAAACGACTAACACCAATACTTGGTACATCTAGAAGTTACGTCATCAAATACTACACTGAATTAAAACGTTCAACAGGTGCTGATAGAATCAGTTCAAGCCCTGCATATACTGCATATGACAACGAAGGCATCTTGCGCGAATTCTACTTTGAAGAAGTTCCATTGTCTTCTACTGGTGTCTCTTCAGTTCAAGTTGTTCTTGGTGGTTCTGGATTAACAACCACGCCAAGACTTGACGTTATTGGTGATGGTATCGGTGCTGAACTTGAGGCTATTGTAACAAACGGAAAGATTACAGCAGTCAATGTTAAAAAGCCTGGTGCGGATTATACGACTGCAGCAATTAGAGCATATGATCAAGATAATAATTTATTGACAAATATTATCTTAAAACCAATCGTGGAAAACACGACTGGCAGATTAAGATCTTACTATTTCGATAATAATAACATCAAAGTGATTTATTCTGATTCTGCAGGTGTTATCGACTATATTACTGGAACAATTACTCTTACGCAATTTAGCCCAATCGATGTTAGAGATAATTTTAAAATCTTGAAGTTCTATGCAACTCCAAAGAACACTCTGTTTAATTCTGCTCGAAATACAATCATTACACTAGACATTGACAATCAATCTCAAGTTTCAATTGATATTGTTAAAGTAACCTAATATGTCGACATTGAATAAAGTATCAACGTTAATTGAGTCTCAACTTCCTGAGTTTATTCGCTCAGAGTTTCCCACATTTGTTGAGTTTCTACAAAAATATTATGAGTTCTTAGAGCAACCTGGAAATCCTACTTATGAAATTAAGTTATTCCAACAAAATCATGATGTTGATTTAACTCGTGAGAGTTTGCTTTCTTATTTCAGAACAAAAGTTCTTCCTTCATTTCCAGAAGAATCTCAATTAAGCACAGAAAGAATTATTAAAAGTGCAAGAGATTTCTATGCTAAAAAAGGAACTCCTGACTCTTTTAAGTTTCTATTCCATGTTTTATATGATAAAGATCTAGAAATCTTTTTCCCAAAACTTCAGATTTTTAGAGCATCTGACGGTAAGTGGGTATTACCTCAAGCATTCCGACTAACAATATCTCCTGGCAACCAATCAGTTGATTTGAATGCATTGAAAAATAGAAAAGGTATTGGCACAATATCTCGCGCAACTTGCATCATTGAAAGAGTTTATAGATCATATGATGCTGGCACAAATACTGAAATTTATGAGGCTTATGTTTCTGGCGTTACAAGACCATTCGTAAACGGTGAGACATTAGATATTGAATATGTTGATACTAATGGAACAAAATTAGTTTTCACTGAAACGATTATCGGTAGTTTGTCAAACGTTCGCATTAATCCTCGAAAGAGAGGTAGAAGATATGTTACTGGCGATCCTGTCGTAATTTACGGTGGATTGGATCCTGGTCTCACATCAAGACAAAAAGCAGTTGCATATGTTAATAACGTAACGAGCGCAAGTATTGACTCAACAACCATTGTTCGAAGAGGTTATGGATTCAGAATCGCTCCGAATAGTTACGTTGATATTATCACTAAAAAT